GCACTGATGTTTTGAGAACCTGCTTTAACGTGAGCAATCTCAATAATACCGTCTTCAGTACCATCAGAAGCATCACCTATCTTACCTGTAATCTTTGCATATAGTTGATTTTGCCCAGCGTCGTTTTCACCTTCAAACCTAAGTTGTCCTAAGTAATCTGCATCTGCTGGACTAGAACTATTTCTATACAATGTCAACTCTGGTGCCGCAGCACTGCCAGCGTCAGTACTAATCAGATCAAAATTACCTGTATTAGTAATATTGCCTGTTCCAGTATAGTTGCCTGTTATTGTAATATTACCTGTGCCAGTAATATCTCTTGAATTTAAATCTAAGTTACCACCAAGTTGTGGTGTTGTGTCTGTTACAAAATCAGCAGATGCGCCAATGTTATCTGCATTTCCATCACTATCAAAGAAGGGAACAACACCACTAGAAATTGGAATGGTTGTTACTGAAGATCCGCCAACGAAAAATGGCAATGAAGTTGTTCCAGAATCTGCAAATGATAATGTTCCAGAACCATTTGTTTTTAAAATTTGATCAGCAGAACCATCTGCCGTAGGAAGTGTGTATGCACCATTGGCAAATGTCGCGCCACCTGCACCAACAAAAAGAGAATGGTTGTTTGCGCCAATCTCGAATACCATGGTGCCTTTAGAGTATAAACGACCATCTTTCGTGTTTAACGCAAGTTCGCCTACTTCTAAGTTGCCTGTGGTTGGCGATTTGCCGTGAACAGCAGAACGCTTGACCTTAATGGTTGACGCCATATATATGACTTCCTATGTTCAAATGCCTATGTAGGCGATATAAAGTGGAGAGACCTCTATATAGAGGATATCTCTCCGTGTATTCTATTTAGTACGTTCCACCATCGATGATAGCATCGACTTGCGCTAATGCATAACCAGTACCACCAACATTAACCGTTGTTGTTGGTTCTGCTTGTAAATCTTTGTAGAACTTAAACACACCACTATCACTTGCGTCACGGAAATATCCAGCATACTTGGCAGTTGATGAAACAATATATTTATTGTAGACACCAGAATCAACAGTATCTGCTGCATTATTAGCGTTCAACTTAAGCATGCCGTCATCGGTATAAACGGTAGACGTTGATAAGTAAGTTGTTGAACCCTCAACAGTTAAGTTTCCATCAATATGCGTATTACCTGAAACTGTTAGATTGTTAGCAATCGTGATGTTATCTTCAAGTTGACTTCCATCAACTGAGTTTGCTGCGATTGTCGTTGCTATTGATGCAGCGTTAGAACTGAATGCCGTAGCACTCGCAGTTACATCACCTGTAAGAGCAATCGTTGCAGTTTGTCCAAGACGATTTGTAGCAATTGTTTTTACGTTAGCAATGTAAGAGTTGGTGTTAGCAAGTCTTGATAGAGCAGTACTTTCTGTCGTCTTAGTTGCTATGTATGCGTTGGTATTGGCAAGTCTTGATAGTGCGGTAGATTCAGTTGTCTTAGTTGCTATGAATGCGTTAGTGTTAGCAAGTCTTGAATTTTCTGTTGCGGCAACAGCATAGTAAGAACCGTGTTGACCATCAAGTTTGTCAGCATCTAATCCTGTGCCAGCACCATCAACAGTTAGAAGTTCCGTTAGAATCTCAGAAGCAAAACCACCTACACCACCAATAGCAGTAACGCCAGTAGAGTTACCAGCATACAGTTTCCTACTAAACAGGTTGATCGCTATTTCGCCTTCTGCAAGGCTACCTGGAGCACCTGCTGCGTCGCTTTTGCGTTTTACTTTAATAATCGATGACATTATTAATTCCTCATTCTTTCGTTATCTTTATTATACTATTTAGTAGTTTTGAGGTTTTTACTCAAACCTCTTCTTGTCCTATTTTTATTTTGTTCTTGTTCAACTATTTTTCTAGGGACATAATTTTCGTATATTTCAATTTGTCTTTCTAACTTATCCACCTTATTTGTTAGTTCTGCAAACTGCACTGCAACAAGAAGGGGTATTTTCATTTCATTCTGTATATCTATTTGACCACGTAACTTTTCGATAACATTTTTTTGTTCATCGATAGTCTTTGTCAATTTACTAATTAGTGCAGCATAATCATCAACCTTATTCACAATGTCTCCTAAAATGAACCCCCATCTAAATCATTAAATGCTGGTGTATTATTTGACGCTATTTGTAACACTTTGCCACTTGATCCACTAACAAAATCTATAACACCACCTGCCTTCGCAAACAATACCGCATTGTTTGTGGCATTCGATATGGTAAATGAACTTGTTACCGATAGATCTGCATGTGTGAAACTGCCGTCGGTAATATTCGCAACAGTAGACTCTAGATTAGCAATCTTATCTACAACAAGTTTACCACCAATCCACTCTACGCTAGTTGCTGAAGTAGAAGAATCAGTTTGACCAATGAATAGTTTATTCGAAGAAAACGAATACGCTATCTCACCATTTGCCAGATTCGGTGGAACATTGGTAGATTGACTTCTTCGTACTTGTATGAGAGTGTTTGCTGGCATTAAAATCCATCCTCACCACCATCAAGTTTAAATGCTCCTGCATCATTGTCAAAAGACAATACATCTCTTTGAACATAGGTGTCTGTTTTGTTATTGTATATCAGTATTGCACCATTTGCAGAGTTAGATACGTCAACATCACCCAAGTTATCTATTCTTGTTCCAGCACCAGCACCAGTGTTCTTTAGTGTCAAAGTATTTGAACCACTAGTCAATTTTGCACTTAATGCTGATCCACTGCTTAATTTAGCGACTATTGTCATGGTGTTACCTCGTGACTTGTGGTGTTACTGTTACAATTCCCTCTGCCAATCGAATAGTAGTGTTTCCTGCACTTGTTAATTCTACATCATAAACGTATCTTCCTGCTTCCAAGTTTGCAGTTTGAACTTTATTTAATGCTAATACTACTTCCCCACCAGATCTAGGACTATTAAATGATAATGAAAAATCAAGTTTAGTTGTTGAAGCATAATGTTTTCTTATCTGACCAGCACCAGTGTATCCAGTAAGATTTACAGCAGTTCCGTCATTATCCGTCACCGTAATTGTAGTGTTGAAGTCTGTTCCCTGATCAACTACTATGTTTGCTTTGGTTCCCATATCTTATCCTAATGCTACTGATAGTGCTACAACATCTGATAGTGTAACTAATCCTAATCCACCAACAGTTGCCGAGTCAACAGCTATCGAGTTTGCAGTTATAACACCCTGACTAGAAATTGTTGCCATAGTCGTATTTGCTCTGTTTGCGATCCTTAATTTAGAATCGCCAGTGTTATCTGCCAACTGAACCGTTAAATCTGCATCACCAGTCGAACCTTCTGCATTCAGAAATAAATCAATCTTATCAGCATCGCTTGCACCGCCACGAAATCTCAACTGTGGAGTATCACCATTATCACTAAATGTAGAGTTTGCTGAAGATAATATTATGTGAGCAGAATTTGATGAAAGATCAGTAACATCCCTCAACGTGAAAGATTTAAAGTCTACCTCATTCGTACCACCAAATCGTAAGAACTGACCCTTTGTTCCACCAGTAAGTCTCCATCGAGAAATGTCACCAAAGGTTACACGGTCTGTTCCTGCGGAATTAAATACCACGTTGCCGTGAAAAGTAGTATTTGCATAAACCTGAACCGCTGCAGCATTCACTGAAAGATTCGACTTTAATGTCAGCAAAGATGATGCAGTACTAGTGTTTCCTGCTCTAAGAGTGTTTGTTCTTAGATCTGTAGCAGAAAACACGCCTGTTATGTGGGCATTACCTAGTGAGTCTCCGTTGCGACCATCTGGACCTTTTACCGTTACAGCATTGTTTGCTATGATAGTTGCGAGTAGATTGGTGTTTAGACGCCAAGTATTAAATGAGTCCGCAAGATTAGTATTTGATACAGTTATTGTCATATTTAATCTCTATTTACAAGTTTATGTAACAAGGTTTTTATTTCAGACATATCGTGTTTCATCTGTTCAAACTCTTGCCTCATTTGTCTATCTTTTTCTCTCTTTGCTCGATACTTTTGTAAAGAACTTAGATCTTTATTCAACACAGCACCATTTTTAGTATCACGAATAAGTGCATCTTCATTTTCTATTGGTGCAAATTCAGGTTTCTGTTCCATTATTTTTGTAATGCTATCGCTCTAATATTTTCAACTTTAGGAGTAATATGTGTCCCAGTTGCAGTCATAACAATCTTCAGTGCGAATGTCTTATAGGTATGGTAAACTGAACCGTCTGTTCCACGATACGCTACAACATTGCTGTTAGCACTATTTAGTCTCGCGTGATTATTTGCTCCTGCTAAGAAGTTTTGACCATTAGTGTTCGCAGAGAAACCAAACTCAAACTCTTTAATATCTGTTCCATCAATACCAGAAGAGAAAGTATTTGAAGAAGTTACTTGAGTCATAAGTGTAAAGTCTTTATCATCAAGTGTTTCTCCATCTTCAGCATTCATCAATCTAGCGTAAACTGATATCTCACTACCTTGCGGTTTGAATGCATCCATAAATATAGTCATGTCTTCAGCATCTTGTCCATCTTCTAATGTCACAGGTTTGCTGATGTATCTTGATTGAGCATTACCAAAAGTCTTTTGCTCGTCAGTCGCGTCATTATTGATAACATTTTCGATAGTTAACATATTAGCACGACTCAAATCAATTTGCGGTGAAACATAATCGTCTGTAGTAGTCAGTGTTCCTTTTAGAACAAAAGTTTTCTTAGAACCTGTTACCGCACTGAGTGCAGTTTCATTGGACTTTGAGAATATTTTCTTTTCAGCATCAAAGAAGGTGTTTTCTGTACTCAACTGTATTGACTTATATGTTGGTGATATTACACCAGCACTAGAAGCAGTTCTAACACCCCAGTTTGAAGTAGTATTCGCATGAGTAATTTGTGGTATCTTAGGTACAAGTGTGTTCATAACTAGGTTGTCGACGCTTGTAACACGCGCAGACGCTCCTGAACTTTGTCCCCTAACATATCCATTAGAGTAACCTCCCGCACTTCCTTCGAGGTGCATCTGCCCTCCTAGACCGTAATAGAAGGATACAGTACCTTGCGCTGTATTAGCAGTGTATGCGGTAGTGTTACCAACCCATGTAGAACCAACATATAGATTGTTAGTATTACCAGTCGATGTCGCAGAGAATGTGCCGTAGGGGTCAACCTTAACAGTCACTTTATCAGTCGTTGCGTTATATCCTACAACCTCACGAATCACACCATTAGCGTATCCTGGGTGTTCAACTGAGTTATTGTTAGCAGCATGTTTAGACTTGAGTACCTGACCAACAGTTACTGCTTGATTGTTAGCAAAAGTCAATACTGATTCAGCAATAGTATTTTCGCCAATAACGAAGTTGCTATCAAGTTCGTCGATAGACAAGTACTCCATATCTTTCTGCTCAACATATACTGTACCAGTGCTCTTTGTAAACTTAGCACAGTGAATTGTATACTTCATATCCTCATCTTGGAACTGTCTCCAAGTTGAATCATTTGCTGAAGAGAACAATATACCTGTAGCAGTTTGCTTACTGATCTTGGTATTGGGTAGAAGAACATCATCACCACCCATCTGAGCAACCCAAACTTGATACTGATCACTATTACCACCAGGAATAGCAACAAAAGCATACTCCTCTTGATTACTCAAGAACACTAGATTATCAAAAGTAAACGATGTTGCAGTAGCACCAGTTGATGAAGTATTGACTGCTGATGCAGCAAGCGTCTTAGATGCAATAACCTCAGTTGTTGGAAATCCGTTTTCCATCTTTCTTATCTGTAGCGTGATCGGTAGACTACTATCTTTCTTAGCAAAGAACAGATCAATCTTGTTTACATATGCTCCAGAAGTCAGATCGTCTAGAGTCACAAAGAAAGATTGTGCTAGTGGATCACCACCCTTATTGTGCGCTAATATATCGTTACCGAAATATGTCTTATTGCCGTCTAGTGTAAAGTTATAAACTTGCAACTCTTCATCATCAGCAAATACCTCAATTGTTTCAATCTCAGTCCACTCACCAGCAGTATTTAAAATCTTATCACCGATAGCAAGAGTGCCTGCCATATCCATATGAGGATAAAGTTCTTTTGTTGTCTCTAGATCATGCGCCTTCCATCCATCCTGAGTCCACAATGGGTGATCAGCAGTAACAAATGCGCCACTACCATTTATTCCCATAAGTTGTCTCTGACCAAGTTTTGGTCTAACAAAGTTTAGAACTGTATTATGATGGTTATCTTTTCCGAGTAGCACGTCACCAACTTCAACATCCTCAATCTTCTTAGTGCTTCCGTCTGACATAGTGACAAGAGTGCCAGCAATAAAGCAACACCCTTGGAATGCCACGCGACGAATAGCAGGTCTTGGTCTTGGGATAGGTGTAACTGATGTAGTTGTTTGAGTAGTTTGAGTTGTTGTAACTTGAGGAACACGAAGATTAATACTGCGATCTCTTTGTGTTACATCAAGTGCTTGTGATGTAAAGTCACCATGCGCTGCTGTTGTAATCAGATTAATTTTAGTGATAGGATCGTCAATATCTTGTAGTAAGAATCGCTTTGTACCAACTCTAAATTTTAGATCATCATCATTTGGTATTCTAAAGTTTCCATAAACTGTACCTGTGCTATCAGTTACAAGGTTTGCACCTTCAACACCAGTAGCAACAAAACTTGAGTTTGTTGGAGTTACATAATCAAATACCTTTTCTTTATCAAAGTAGGCAAACACTCTAGTGTTAGGTCTCATTCTAACACCAGTGAAACGAATCACACGTGACCGCATAAACTCACGGAGCGATACGCTCTCGACTGAGTTTCCTAACGATATCGTTTCAGTAACTGAACCCAAAGTAGACGTCGTTACAGTTCTATTGTTAGTCGTAGTTCTAAGTGTTCTATTCGCATTTACACTGGTTGTTGTTTCCCATCCACCAAATGTGGTTCTAACAGGACTTGCTCCTTGAATTCGTAGAGACTCAAGCACACCGTTGAAGAATCCATCAAAGTCAACTTGCAACTCTGGTAATGTTGTCAAATCATTGTCATTGTCCATAGGTGGATCAAGTACAACTTCACCCTCCCAATTGAACAACAATTCTTGAACACAATTTCTACGCTTAGATGCGTATGGTTGTTTCTGAAGTTCTCTGCTTGTATAAGCAAGCGTGATCATATCACCTGTTTTGGTGACATTTGCTGTATCCATTGAAGCAGTGTCAACTAATGTTTTACTAATTGGTACAGTGCGTTGCTGGAATCCTGGTCGTAGATGCCCTTTGTTTATATCAATCGATGCTTTCAATGCTGGACTTGAAGTATCAGCAAAGTTTAGATTAACAAAGTTATCTACAAAGAATCCATTTTTAAATCGATCCGAACCTGCAGCATTGAACACTTGTTTGTTCAGTGTTAAATTTTCTAACAGATTCAACGATGAATAGTATTCCAAACTCTTAACACGACTATCAACAGCACGCAAGTCTTGCATAGTATAGCGTCTGTTGTTATCTAGATCCAGTTTAACTTGTAGATCTGTTCTTGCATACTGCTCAGCAAAGAATGGCGCAAGAGATGGGAAAGGTGGAATTGATAATGTACCAAGTGACATTGATGGCAATGGCGCATCAGGTGTCTTAGGTGACAGATCAGGAACACCCTTCACAACATTAAAGTTTCCTGCAGGTGTCACTACTATTCTATCTTTTCGTGGCAAGTAAAACTGAATATCTGCTTGGAAGTTCTCATCAGGTGTAGGCATATGTGCGCCATCACTGTCGATGCTAAACGCAGTCGAAGCAGCAGGATTAGTAATACTTGGAGTTTGCGTTGCAACACCGTTCGCAGAAGGTGTTACGCTATTTGTTTTGATTGGTCTAAAATCAACACTGTCTCTTAGGTCTCTAGTAATACCTGTAGTCGGAGAACGGAATAGTGGTATTTCCTGCGTGGTGATAGCAGTTGTGTTCGCTGTATTTGCGTCGTCGATTGGATATGAATCAACACTTAGATATCCAATACCAGCAGAACGATCGCGTCCGAAGAAACTGAACTTGACGAGCAAACCTGAGTTTGTTATATTGAGACTACTAGTTGCCTTCTTGCGCAAATATGCAGTATCGTAAAATGCGTCTTTTTGTCCGTCATCAAGTTCGAAGTGTGTCGTAACATCTGTATCTGAAGAACTTACTCCAGTGTTTGATCCTTTGTAAACTGCCTCAATCTTAAATACATCAGAAGTACCAAGTGGCCATGGACCATTTTTGCTTGCGCTATGCGATCCAGTATTAAGGTGAACGAACTTGTTTTTGTTTACAGTTTTACTTGTTGGAACTGCAGCACTTCTAAGTCTATTGAAGTACACTGAAGCAGAAAAAGTTGAAGCAAGGTTTGCTTGCTGCAAGTTAATCGTATGCGAACTTGAAGTAGAGGTAATCGTTCCGTTTGCAGTTGTATCAAAGATATAACCAATAGGGAATGTTGTTGCATGAGCAGCAGCAGAACCTTGAGTTGCAGTATTTGCTGTTTTTATTACTGTGTCGCTAGTGATCTCAGTAACGCGCATTGGATCAAGACCACCAACTTTAATGAAGTCGCCAACTTGATATGCTGTTGTAAATACCGTTGCTGTACCTGTAACAGTATTACCAGATTGCACAACTGTACCAGTATGAGGAACAGTAGATACTGTTTCCCTTGCGACTACAATAATGTTTCGCTCTTCAGTATTCGATAACGGAGAACCAGTTTCATTCATTGTTTCCGTAGCACCTGCATGAGCAGTGTTAGCAGTTACAGTAGCAGCACCAGCAGTTGAAAAGTTTACTGTTTTTTCTGTACGATATACAAACTGTGTATCATTAGTACCAGCAGAGTCGGCATATTTTTTAACTGCTGTTATTCCTGTTGGGAACACCATGGTGTTTAGATTTGGTTCTTGGATCTTAGCACTACCGTTTGTTTCTAAAACGATATCTGCCATAGACTTTGGACCAGCAGCATTATTGACATATAAACTACGAACAGATGAGAATGACTTGCCACTATTCATTTGAACATCAAACAAGTATATTCTAAATCTTGCGTTGTAAGTCCCTGGAGTTCCAGAGTCATATTGGAAACCACGAATCCTAGCAGTACCGATTTCAGTACCTCTTACAGCTTGTGCACCTAAGTTTTCACCAGATATACCACCTTGTGTGGTAGATCGTAAAGAAACTGAACGCAGTCCTTGAAAGTCCCAAGTACCGACAACCTCGTTAACATTTACATAGTTACCAAATTGTTGACCAACTACTACAGCATCAGAGGTATCAAAGTCAGTTGCTTTGTCTACATCTAAGAATATCGGAGTAGTAAGTCGTATTTTTTCTCCATGAACATAAGCAGAACCAGTTTCAATTTCAGCAACAAGTTTATTTGAGTCACCGTTTTCTGCAACAGTATATCTACCAAGTGAGTCTGTTTTCTTCAAATGCTCACGAACACGAATATTAAATGGTTCAATGGCAAAGTTACCGCTAGAGTCATACACTCTCTCAGCAACAAACTTACCAAGTGTAGAAAGATTTCTATCTAGTGGACGTTCAATAGTTTGTCCATCTATAATTTCCGCAACACGGAAAAACGAAGCAGTGTTAGCAAAACCGAAAGACTTAACAGTAAGAACTGGATCAATCTTTAAACGATTAGCACCTGGAGCGGTGAAGTTAGTTGCGCCAGTTGCGTTGTCTAGCAATGTTTGATCAGCATTAGAATCTATAATTGATTCTGATGTAGTAAAACCAATATAAGCATTTGGTTGCGGATCAAACTTACTTACGATGATACTTTGATCAGCAAAGCTAACGAAGTTTTCTTTATGGTATAGAATACCATCTTGAATGTTTGCCTTTAGACCGAAACCAGTTGCACTAGAAGATATTGCGTTTGCTGCAACTATGAATGCGTTGTCAGATGATTGGCGTAATATAAGTGTTTCACCATCAGCAAACTCTTTAGTTGTGCTGTTCGTTCCAGAATTAGTATAATGAACATGAAGTGTGAAATTATCAGGTGCTGCTGCCTCAGAACCAGTGGTAGCAAATACAAGTTTACCAGTAACGCCACTGGTAACACCAGTGATTACTGCATTCGCAATCTTTGTATTACCACTATCAGAGAAAAAGTCTGATATTGCTATAACACGATTGTTAGCATCTTTGTCTCTCAATTTGACATATGCTATTTCTTGAGTCGTAAGTCCACCGCCAGTAACTATAATGCCATCGATGTAAACTTCGTCAGCAAGTCTACCTAATTGGTTTTGTAGTATAGACTGGAGTTGCGTCAGTTCTCTTGCTTGAACTGCAAATCCTGGTCTGAACAAAACTCGATGAAAATTCTTATCTTCATCGAAATCATCGAAATATGGACTTTGATTGAGATTTGTTTCAATGCTCATTTATTTTACCTTTAGAAATCTAATATGATTTTTATATCTTCAACTTGATCAGGATCTCGCAATACTGCCTGAACATTTTCGGTGTAAAGTATTTCACCAGAATAAGTATTTGCTTCTGGACCTTGCACATCTGATATTGTTGCTATTTCTGTCTCACCTGTGCTTTTAAGTATAACGTCATTATCTAAAAATGCTGCATATCCATTATAACTTTCTACATTATTTATATACATAGAATAGATAGAATTATCAGTTTCGTCCTCTGCATCACGAATAAATGTTACCGTTGCATTTGCTGCACGTAATGCATTAGTAAGACCAGCAGTATTTCTTTCACTTGGTCCTAATTCTGTAACAAACTCTAGTGCGCCTGATTTTGCTACATCTAATAATCGTTTATTTGTAATTACATCATTAACTGCAAAAGCATTAACTGGAGTAGAACCATTCATTTGTGAATATGCAACTTTTAGTTTGGTTGACATTCTTAATGTTGTTGGTGCGTTTGATGTGTTAGCAACCTTTTCTACTGCGATTGGTGCGTTTGCTGAATCAACCTTCAACATAGGATTTTTAAATACGCTAATTGTTCTAAACTCAGTGTTTGAAGGAATGTAACCTTTACCGTTTACCGATGTTCCTAAATTATCATCTAACTGAACATTGATCATAACTTTGTCTGATCCAAGTTCACGAACAGGATTTCTTCCATGACCTCCAGGGAATGACATGACTGCATTAGCAGTTGCTCCTGAACCATGAATAGAGTTAGCAGTAATATATGCTCTAGCAGTCGTAAATCCTGATCCCCTTGATATTACACTGATGCCAGAAACAGAACCAATAGAAGTATTTACAGTACAATATGCCTTTGCACCAGAACCATCACCGACAATCGTAAGAGTTGGTGAAATAACAACACGCGAATCAGTATTCGGTGTTGTAGCAAAGGCAGTGTTAACAGTCAATGTTCTTGTTGAACCACTATAATCAATGATTCTACGCAACTGACCAGAACCTGTTCCACTTGATATGTAAATCGATGAACCATTGTAAAAGTTATCTATAGAAGATGCTCCTGTTGCAGCAGCAGTCGATAAGGAAAGTGATATCTTACCACCAGCACTTACCACACCATTCGCTACTGTTTGATAACCTGAACCGACATTTACCGTCTCAACAATCTCAATCGCGCCATTTACTGATGCATTTTGAACTGCTAATTGTCGGTCTACCTCAGCAGTTCCGTCGGTTGTTGTAAGTTTTCTAACAGGCATATATGAATTTGTTAGGAACTTGTTTGCTAATCCAAGAGGGATTGTGTACAAATACTTCCAAACATACCCGTCAGAGGTCTCAAACGCAAGCGTAGAGAATCCTGTCGGTTTAACCGTAGAAGTAGCACCTTTATTATTAAAGAGACATGTGTAGACGTTGAGTTGGTCTGTAAGGACATACCATGCACGATCATAATGCTCTTCATCAGTATCGCGCCACATTGAATAAACTGTTCCTGACGTCCAGTTGTAACGAGTAGTTACAGAACATATATCAGTTGTTCCAACTTTTTTAGCACCAAACATTTCTCGATGCGTTTGGTAGTTTAAACTTTGTGTATTTTCTTCAACAAAGTCTGGATTTGGTTCGTTTGTCCAATTTTCTGTTCTACCTATACCAACATAAAGTATAGTAGAGTTTTTTACAGTGCTGGTGTCATCATTGAAATCACCAGAAGCGATGGTAGCATCTTCAATAAATGCCTCAGCATTATTGATTGACAATTCTTTTGTAGGGTATCTATAAACTGTTGTCATTATGTGACCTGATAGTAAATATTAGCACTACTTGCCGAAGTTGTATAGTACAAATTGGCAGTAGTAATGTTTGAATTTGACCACGCTGTAGTGGTATTTGCAAAAGTTGTATTCGTTACCTTATTTAGTCTCATCGTATAGAAAGTAGATGGGGCGATAGCAATAATTATTTCGCCACCATTAGCATAATGTGATGTCAATGAAGTGCCAGTTCCTGTTATATTGAAACTGTTTTGCGCCACAGCAATTGTTCCATTTGCTTTCTCTCTTCTCTTACTTTCGCTTGATGTAGCAACATTTAAAAACACGTTAGATTGTAATCTGTATTTACCGAACAGTGCTTGACCTGCAGGGTGAACAAGTTTAAGTGCGATATCTCTATATCGTGCCAAAGCAACAGGTGATATAATTTCATATGAGAACTCTTGATAGAATCTACTGTCTTGTATTATACCGCGAGAAGTAGACAAGTGACTCTTTGAAGAAGAATAATATCCTTCTGAGTTTGCAGCACCTGATAGTGTAACGACGCCAGTTGATTCTTCTGCCAACGCACGACCAGATGAAGCAATCGTTACAGTTTCTCCATCTTCATAATTAAATCCTGAGTCAGAAACCTTTACAGAAACAACAGATCCATTTGCTCCAATTGTAGGAGTGATTACCGCATTATCACCAAGCGTTCCATTATTTGTTAATAACACAAGTGTTGCAGTTCCATCATTAGTTTTTGTTCTAGTATCTCTCGAAGAACCACCTTGTGTATATGATCCAGCATAAGTTTCTATTTGAACTGCTGCGTTATTAGCAAAGTTTGCAATCACACCTAACTCTTGCCATACTCTGACTGAGGTTTCGTAGGTGTTGTTAGCAAGTTGAGTAACTTTGATAATCTCACCTGCTGTGTTAGAACCCATGACGTATGCTTGTGCGCCAGTGCTTGCCTGAACTATTTTATCACCAGCAGATAGAACTGTAAAGTTTGAGTTTCCAGTTGAAAAGTTTACGTTATCATTGTGTAATCTAAGAGTGAACTGTTTTATTTCTAGCGAAGAAACATCATTGTCCTTCAAAGTGACTGTTGGTGGTGTACGGTATCCTGATCCTGCGTTTACAGTAGATAGTGATTGTACAGTTCCGATGCTATATGACTTGAACGTAAAAGAATCTGCGAGTCGAGTATAAACATCTTCAGTTTCAACATTCGATGTTCTATTTTTAGCAACACCCACCACCGTAGCAGAACCAACCTTACGAATATTCTCGTTATTTGCAAATGCCTTTATCGGTCCACTTGAAAACTGACTTGTTAGATTTGAAGTAGAGTTTGCCGATAAGTGAACAAAGGTGTTTGCTAATGTTGTGCCGATTACTTTAGTTACAGTTCCAAACGCTTTAGAAGTAACACCAACCAACTCATCACCAACAGAAATAGTAAACGTGTTTGCGATAGTCAATACATGACTGCCGAAAGTGTTTGCTGAGTATGATGTCACATTTCCGACTGTAACTGCACTAACACCTGAATTGAAATTCATAT